GCTTCGCCTGCCGCGATAGAGACAGCTTCGCGCAGGCGGCTGATCAATATCGGGCTTCCCGGTTTCGAGTCGCGGACAATCAGGTCGGCGACTTCTGCCCGCACCGCGGACTGGACAGCCGCGGTATTTGGCGAAAGCTTCACCGCCAGATTGAGCGGATCGGCGATAGGAGCCGCCACAAACACCTCTGCGGTCACCGGGCGACGGGCGTCAATGTAAGCCTGAACCTCTGCGACTTTCGCCACGTCCGGGATGATGTCGGTTTCACCATCACAGACGAACAACACCGTCACGGTCCCGACGCCCATTTGAAGCGGATAGACCCACACACGGGTGACGCCTGGGACCTCAAGAGCCCAGAGTTCGTAATCTGAGGCGGCACCACCATGGGGTGGCTGCCTGATGCGCTTCAGCAGACGGCTAAGCAACTGAGCATCCGTCTCAACATCAAGACCGCCATCAATGTCCGTGGCCGCAGAGCCGGTCGATTGAACACCGGCAACGGGCGACAACAGAAACAGTGGCGTTCCGGCCGGGGCATCGCCAACGGCACCAGCCTCTAATGCAACAACAGTAGGCTGGAGCGTGATATCGGTGAACACCGCATCAGACACGACGCGGTACTGCACACCATCTTGCCGCTGAAGGATCGTCCCGGACGGAAGCGTTGACCCGATTGCACCGGCAAGCAGCGCGGCGCCGGTCGAATAATCAGCGGCCTTGCGAAAGACTTTCCAGATCGCCGCCCACCGCTCGAGGTATTCCTTTTCGGCTGTATCAATAATCGCCTGCTTGGCTGCCCACTCAAGGAAACCGTACAGCATGTGCACTGCGCCAGCCTCAGACCGGGCGAGGATCCCCAGCAGCGAGCGGCGCAGCACTGCACTTTGGACGCCGGTCACGCGGCCGCTGATGTCGGTGGTAACTCGGTCAATGAGCTCAGGCAAGGTTGGTCTAGCAAATGGCATCAGGCAGCCCTCTTGCCGGCCTGGGCCGACCATTCATAATTGTATCGGTAGCGAACGGCCGGGCCGGTCGGACGATAGATGTCGATAACGAGCAGCATCACGCCACGCGAGTGATATGAAGCGGCGACCTCGATCGTCGTGGCCACCACGTCATCAATCATCCAGGCCAGGGCGTCTCGGCAATATTGCTCGGCGCGGCTCAACGTTTGCGGCAGCTCTTTTTCCCTGGCCAGTAGCCAGAGCAGCGAGCCCGTCTGGTCGGTCGCCGAAGCGTTTGTGAGATCCCCCCAGTAGCCGCGCAAATCGTCCTGCTCATATTCGGGCGGGATCTGCTCAGCACTGGCGCGGCGATCGGTGAATAGGCTGATGATTACGGCAGTTTCAAGGCCGTCATCGCGCTCAAGGTCGAAACCAAACAGCACCAGGTCCCCGCCGAACTCGGTCATTACCATTGCGGCGTCAGCCATTAAATGGGCGCTCCCGTGTTCGCAGGTCCAGACAACACGCCACCGTGCTGGTGAGTGCTGCCGATGTTCTTACCGTTGTTTGTAACGGTGCCGGTAGAATCAATATTCCCTTGGATTTTTACGTTACCGACCATCTCAATCTCTCCGATCATCTTGATGGTCGGGGCTTGAACCTCCGCATGCTGAACGGCCGTGACCTTGACCATGTCGCGCAGCAGCTCAACCTTGTTGCCGAGGTCGTCGTACATCGCGACCTCTCCAGACTGCAGGACGAGCCGGTAGCGGCGATCATCGACGGCGAGGACTATGCCCTGCTCGCGGTTGCCGCCAATGAAGGCCACCGCCACGTCGCCGCCCTTTGCGTGGCTGGTGAAGCCGTAGTTCTGCATGTGTTCGATATCGTCTCGCAGCTCGTCCTTGAGCAACTCCACCTGCAACTGCTGCCGTCCGTTCGTGTCGGTGACCCTGCGCACAACACCGCGGGCAAACATCATCATCACGCGGTTGCTGAGATCGCGAATTGGGTTACCCATCTTTTTTATCCTCTTCCCCGATGGCTTCCGCCCAAATATTCCGACCGCCCTTTTTCCCTGCTTTGCCTTTCTTAGAATCAGGAGGCTCCGGCGAAAAGGCTTGCGGGCTGACGATGTCGAGCTTGGTAGTGGTACCGCCCTCCCCACGCTCGTAGGTGGCCTGCCGAATAATCATTTGCCCATCCATGCGCAACCATGGAGACCTGACCTGCACCAGCATTCCTGGCTCCCAGATTGGCCCGCCCGGGCTTTGCCGCCAGCCCTGGACGGTTATGGAAGCGGAAGCTGATTTTCCCAGCCGGCTGTTGGCCTCCCAGGTAGCTCGCTCTTGGGCGCTGCCGTTCGATCCACCGGACTCAGCGACGATCAGCATCGGTCGATAACGCCTGACTCCGCTGTCGCTTGCCCCGCCCTCGACATGCGCCTCAGTGCCTCCATCACTGTTTGGGCTGTATCCAGCCTGCCCTTTAACCAAGTAATTGCGGAAACGCTGGCTGTGATCGATGCTGCCGGTGGCACTGAGGATGTTTTCACCCTGAACCAGTCCCACGGCGGCCCGTTTGTTACCCGCCCGGGTGATCAGTAGACCGCCGGCGCCATCCGTCGTCAGCAATAGGCGTCTCTGCTTGGCGTAGCGTTCAATCGCTTCGAACGCTGTTTCGCCCTGCTGCAGTTTGCAGACCGTGAATGGAGCACCCACCGGTACATCAGCCGAAACGCCGACGCCGAATGGCTGAGCCAAGACCTGGGCGAAGCGTAGTAGGTCAATGTTCTTCCACTCGTCCGGCGTGTGCACGGCACTACAGTCGATCAGGTCAGATGTCCGGTCGCGCCCTTGGATATTGATGGCGTGGTCATTCGCACTGAACGAAGGCTTGAAGATATCGACATAGCCAACCACCATCGTTATTCCGCCGAGACGGACCTCGCACTTATCACCAGGGAGGATGGGCCAGGGCTCTACTTGAGCAGCCCTGCCCTCCTGCCCTTCCCAGCGCTCCGTAAGGGTCACAGTGAATGCGCCAGAGGAAGCATCAACCGCGCGCGTTACTCCAACCTGGGTCCATCCCGCGTAATTCATGCCGTTGACCAGCAGTTCAAGGTCATCCATTTGCAAGAACCTCAAGCTGTTGGCCGCCGATCAGGAAGCCTGGGCGGCGCGGGTCGTTGCGTAACACGATATCCTCGGCCCTGCTGGCGTCACCGTAGAGCTGGTATGCAACAACGAGAGACGGCAGCGTCTGCCTGGGCGAGAATGTCGCGAGTCGGGGCAAGTCCTGCTCAGGGTCCGGGACGGCCTGAACCACGGCCGTCCTTAAATCGGTCACCGCGACATACACCAGGTCGTTACTGGTCGACTCGCTCTCCTCGTCGAGCCGGTCGGAAAGCTCAGTGCGCACCACAATGGCCGCCTCGTAGCTATCGTATTTAGTCGGCTCAGAGGTAGTTTTTGTGCCTCCGTTGGAAACATCCTCGGTTGTCTGCGTGACCACTGCGGCGACAGCTGCCTCAGAAATTGCAGCCTGACGAACGAGCGCGGAAACGGCGCTGGTGTTCCTCACGACCTGCTGTCGGCTAGGGGTAGCGGAAGAGGATGCATCGTCGGATCTTGGGAAATACTGGCTGTAAAGACTCATCAGCATTCCGAACGCGCTGCTGCCGAAGGCTGACCGGATGCTGCTGATCGCGTCAACGACCTGGCCAGCGAACTCGAACGGCGCCTGGATCAGATTGAACGCATCAGAGCCGATGCCTTTGACCTTGTCGTAGTAGTCGGATACTGCCTGTATGTCGCTTGAAACGATGAACTCAGGCGAGCTCAAAAAGTCGCTCAACCCTTTTATCTGCGTAGTGGCGGCCTCGGCTACGAACGATGGGTAACCCTTGGTGAGGAAGTCCGCAACGAAGTTTTCCTTGCTGGCCTCGGTGACCTCGCCAGCCTTTGCACTGATCGCATTGACGCTATCGACCTTGGCTGAGGGGTAAGACGCCTCGCCCGCCTCCAGGAACGTCATGGAGAGCGTGCACTTGCCACCCTCGTCTGAGGACTCGCTGACAGTGAGCCCGCGACAGACCACAGTCAGTTCACCTCGGTACGGATGAACCAACACGCCAGGGCCCGCTTGTTCGCAGACCTTGATCAGCTCTTCACGGGCGACATCGTATTCTTTGCCCAGCAGGTAGCCGGTGATACCGAACTCACGAGACTTTCTGCCCAGGTCTTCGGTATAGGGAACATCCCGCTGCGCTGTCTCGTGCACTGCCTGGCGCCGGCCGTGACTGCTGTCTGCCGTAGCCACAAAAAAGCCCACGCCGCGAAATGTCGCGGCGCGGTAGTTGTCTCGCCAAGCCATAGGGAACTCCGGTTACGGGGCCATCATCGAGTAACCGATGTCGATATCGAATGTCGCTCCCTGGCTGCCCTCAGTTTTAACCTTGGACCCTGCTGGGACGTTGTTCAGGTCGACCTGCACCCTTACTGCTTGCTCCGGCGGGGCCAACTGCTGAACAGCGTCCCGGCCGATCTGCGCAGCGCGCCGACCAAGGTCGGTATCTGCACCGCCGGTGGATGCAGAGGGCGATCCGCCTTCAGTACCACCGCCGACACCGGAGCCATCAATGCCAAGTAATTTCTTGGCCCAATCGGGCAAGCCGTTCTTGATAGCGGCAACAGCCTCGGTGATCTTGCTGCCGAGGATTGAGCCCAGGTCCCAGCCTGTCAGGTACTTAATCAGGCCGTTGAAGCCTTCCATCATCAAAGTGATGGGGTTGTATTCCTTCCACAGCTTCCAGATGCCGTTGATTATTCCGTCACTGAATGCCGCCTTGACGCCCGCCCACTTCTCTTCGAAAAACCCGACGATGTTGTCCCAGTTCTTGTAGATGACGTAGGCCGCAGCGCCGATGGCCACGATCGCCGCCAGGAACCAGCCGACCGGCGTGAGAGTGATAGCCAAACCGAGCCCCTTCAGGGCCAGCGCCAGGTTCAGCACCGCCATCAGGAAACCGCCGCCGATGTACAAGCCGAGCGCCGTAAATATCAGGTTGGCCGTGCCGAAGGTGTCGGAAAGCGAGCCGAATATCTCGATCACAGGCTGAACGCCGTCGTACAGGTCGCCAAGAAAGCCGGTTACTCGTTCGATGTTGCCAGGCAGGTTTTCGGCGAAAGCCGTGGCGAATGCTTCAATTTGTGGGCGGTACTTGACGATCGTCTCAATCAAACGCTTGCCCAGCATATTCAACTGCGGTA